TCCTGATGCTAATTGAAATATATCTGTTCTAGTTGCTACAAAGTTAAAGATGTTATTAGCATTATCTCTAAATGATCCTGCACCTTTAGCATTTTTAACTATATTGTTAGTAGAATATGATACCAATGATGGGAATCTTTTATAAGATCCCAAAGCATGATAAACATTAGTTGCTACGTTAGCACCTTTCATTCCATGTTCTGGTTGATCAGGTAGCCATTCTCCAAAAGGTATTTGCATAATTATAAATGTTTGTTAATATATTTTTTGCTTTCTAAACCAAGCATATCTGTTTTAAACTTTTTAAGTTTTGAACCTTTTAAATTTTTACCTGTACGATACATTAAACGCTGACCTTCTGTTAAAGCCATACCTTTTAAAAATGAACTTTTCTTTTTAGATTTCATCCATTTAGTAAATGTTTTTTCACTTGGTCTAAACATTATTTGCCTACTTTTTTAACAGCTTTTTTGTGAGCTTTATTAAAACTTAAACCAGCTTTCATATCTTTAACCATCATATCCATATGTTTTTTGGAATGATGAGCTGATGCTTTTTTTAATTGTTTTTTTTCTTTTTTATCAATCATTATCTAGACCTGTAAAATGATAAATCAGTTTGAACATCTGTTCTTTGAGTTACTGGTGCTCCACCATATGAATCTTGTTTGTCATTATTTTCGCATCTTTCCATAGCTGCAATATACATCTGTAACCATTGTTGTACTTGATTAGGATCTATACCACCTAAGAAGTTAGCTGCATGGTATAAAGAACCATACAAATATATTCCAGGGTGATTAGTTAAAATGTAATTTGTTGTATTAGAATCTGAAAGAGCTCCAAAACTTTTATAATATGATAAGTACCCAGTATAAGAAGTATCAGGGGCAGGCCCAAAACGTAAAGTTTCTGTTTCATCATCACTCTCAATTGTATAGACTCTAGGTCTAGCAGTTGTAGAACCAGCTTTAATCTCAAACATATTATGTGGAGTAATATACTCCAATACATATTTAGTGCTTGATGCTAGTATATAAAAAGATCTAACTCCAATAAACCCTGTAGGAACTGTTTCAGTTTCTGAGTCTATTGTAATAGAATCTATTTGTTCCATTTGTCTTATTCTTAGTTTAGCATTAAAGTCAGCTTCAGTTAATGCAATAAAATCTGCAATTTGAGTTGTTAAATCAGATCTATTAAGCCAATCTGCTATAGATGTTTTTAATCCTGAAAATGTTGTTAATGCCATTATAAATTTCCTTCAGCTGTTCTGAAATATCTAAACTCATTACTATTAAGTTTAGTTCTCATTATTTTTCTTTGAATATCTTTTGGTAATTGAAACCAATTATTAGTTCCATTGTATTCTTTTGTCCAGATCGCTAGTATTAAAGGTGGAATACTCGCCACTCTTTTCATTTCTTTAGCACTAGATAAATAACCTTTATCATGATTGTAAAGATCTTTGTTTCTTTTTAACAAAGGAGTTACATCTTGAGAGTTATTAATAGTTAAAGCACCATTAGATTCTTGAATATATTTAGTTTTTATTCCACCATCATATTCTATTGATCTTACTCTAGCCATAATTATTCAGTTAGTTCTGTAACGTATAATTCTCCGTTTGATCCACCAACTCTTAATACTGCAATTTTTTCTCCAGCTGAAACTTTAATAATTTCAACTTCTGCTGCAGGTAAGTATGTTGTAGTTACTGCTGCCGTAGGTGATACTGCTACTTGTATATGACAAGCAATAGTACTAACTACTCTTATGTATTCTGTTCCATCTGTAAATGCTGCACTTGCAGAAGAAGATGATCCAGAAGTAAGTTTAAGTACAGTTCCATGTCTTAATCCGTAATTCATATTTTATTCCTTTGTTATTTTGGGGATGTTTCCACCCCCAGTATTTAATTATCTTCTTATTACAAATGTAACGTAAAGTACAATTGCATTAGTTGAAGCACCATCAGTAATCATTTCGATAGTACCACCTTCTAAAACGTCATTAGCTGCTGTAGGTGTTGCTGTATCTACATCTCCAGCTGCTGAACCAGATTGTGTTACAGTAATTCCACCACCAGTAATGGCAGTTCCACCTATTTCAAAAGTGATTCCTCCATTAGCTGTTCCAATTGCACCTTGTAATGCAGTAAGAATTTTTATTACTTTTCCACCATCAGGGATTGGTACAAATGTACTTGATGCTGTACTGATGTTAGCGATTTTTGCTGTTATAAAATAGTCGTTTAATGTTCTCATTTTGTTTCCTCATTGTTCCGATCATAACCCCTCTCTGATCTTCAATGTTTAGTTAAGTACTAGGGGAGTAGTATTGAGGTTACTCCCCTATATACGTATATTTATTATGAAGTAGTTAGATCCATAACTGAACCTGAAGCAGCTTCATTTCTTGATTCAAGAGTAGCTTCTACTAAAAGTTGTCTTTTTTCAGAGTCACCAGTCTTAGCAAGTTCATGCATAGAAAAGTCTCTTAAGAAAGCAACACCCCAGTAATCCATATCAAGTACATAAGCATCTCTATCTCTAGAGAATCTATTAGGTACTACTTGCAATTGACCAAAGTCAGATGCGTATACGTCAACTGATGTGTATAAAGTAGCGTCTGCACCAGCATCAAATCTAGTACTATTACCAGTAAATCCTGATAATTTTTGTTTGTTGAAAGGGCCAACCATAATCATAGAAGGATCCCCACCAGCATTCCATACTGACTTAATTACTGATTTTAATTGAGACTCAGTGAAAGCTCTTTGAGTACCATTTGTGTGAGCTGCATTTCCTGCACCTGCACCAGAAGCACCAGAAGCACCTAAATCATCATTAGTTACTACCCAAGATCCAAGTGCACCTAGCTGTCTTGCAGCTGATGCTGAACCTGTTACTTCAAGATTGTTAGAAGTAAGAGTACTTTCCATGTCTCTTTTTAGCTCTTTAGCTTTTTTAGCTATTTGATAAGCGATTTCAGATGCTCTACCTGCTTTGTCTACAGATTCTTGAGTTCCTGTTATAACTACAGTTTTATCCATAATTTGAGAACTGTTAGAAAGTCTAGTAGTTGCAGTTGATGCATCTAAAGTTGCTTCGTCACCTTCTATAACAGCATTGTTAGTTACTGCTGCTGCTAGTGAGTCTGTTTGCCATTCGTGAAGAACTGCAGTTGCTTGTGTTTTAGCTGCAGAACTAAGAAAAGGCGTATCTGTTGGTGAGATACTGTAGATAACGTCAGAAAGATCTTCTCTTTCACCGACTGAATCATAAGTATCAAACGTGTTTGTTGGCTGTGCCATTGTTTATTTCCTTTGTTGAGATTTAAGATTAATCATATCGGCTATGGCATTACTAGCATCTTTAATATTACCAGTTTTCCGTAGCGTATTGATTTTATTTCTTATTTGCTCTCTACCTGAACTATTGTCTGATTTTGCAACACCAGCTTTTAAAACTCTAGGGGCATTAGCAACCTTTTTAGATGTTAATGGTTTTTTATCTTTTTGAGATTGAAAACTCATAGCATCTTTTGCTACCATTAAAAATCTATGGTCTGCAAGGCTACCAATTTCCTGATCATTAAAACCATAATTTCGTAACGAATTACGTAAACTAAGTTTAAAAGTATCAGATTTATTAGGGTCGCTAAACTCTGGTATTTTTGTTGCAGCTAAATCTCTTTGTGCTTCAAGGTAAGTTTCATACTGTTGAGTTTGAATCTCTCTTGCTTTACTTTTTAATCCTTCTATTCTGCTACTTTCTTGTCTTAATTCAAAGTCAAGTCTAGATGCAGATGTAGGATCTTCTTCATAAAGTTTAGCAAGATCTTGTCCACCTTGTTTTTGTTTCACAAATTGATCTGCTGTCGATATTAAATCATTCAGCTCTGATAAACGAGTGTCATAAGTTTGACGCAAACTATTCTTTTGTCCTTCAAGATCTCTCTTTTCCAAACCTAAAGTATGAGTTTTTTGTCTATAATCCGAGTCTCTAGAATATCCTGCTTTCAGCTCATCGAGGCTCACCTCTAACTCTTGACCACTTACTTTTACTCGGTGGAGTTCAGGTGTCTCTAATTCTGTTGTAGTTTCTTCTTCAGTCTCAGTATTTTCAGTTGTCTGTTCTATTGGAGTTTCATTCGACTTAGATTGACTCTCTTGAACTTCCTGTTTCTCAGGAATTGACTCTGAAGGTTCTGCTTTAGTTTCTGGTACTTGAGTGTCCTCTTTAGGATTCAGTAAACCTGAAATTTTATCTGCTGCACCTTTTATGCTTTGTATTGGTTCTGCCATATCGTTCCTTTTGTTGGTTGACGAAATTGAAGTTTCGTTAGATTAACTTCGTTTATTTAATTGCTCAATATCGGCTTGAGCTAGCTTTCCACTTGACATAACACTTAGTAAATGTCCTTTGATTTTATCCACCATATTAAAGGCTACCCAAAGGTTTCTACGAGTATCATCGTCTGCGAAACTTGTATTAAAGATCTCTAGTCTGTAAATTTCAGAAAGATCTTCAAATGCTTTCTTTAGAAGGGGATCGTCCAGCAGTTGCTGGGCTCGTTTGCCCTCCCTGATTAGTATTTCTTTGTCCATTATTAAAGAAGTTTTGTTGTCCTTTTATTATTTCTTTCATTAAATCTCCTGATTTGTTTAAATCAGAATCTTCTAACATAGATCTTCGTTTAAGTTCTAACTCATCAATTTTGGTATTATATTTCAATTCCATTTCTTTGACAGCTAGTTCATATTCTAGAAGTGCTTGTCTCATTCTGCCTTCTATATTTTTACTCTCCGTAGTAGCCTTTAATTCAGCACGTTGGTTTTCACCTTGTACTTGGGCTAAAGTCACCTTCTCAAATTCAGTAGGTGGTTTAGGAGGAATAGGTGGCATTTGTGCTGCTCCCACTTCTGGATCCATAAAGTATGGTTCTATACTATTTAGACCTGCATTTTCAACTAATTTTTTCAAAGAGTTGTAAATATTTCTTAGATTAACCATTGGGCCATGAACATTTTGTTGTAAATTAATTGCAGACATTTGTCTTTCTAGTATCGCATTCATTAATATCAATTGTTGTTCTTTTGATCCAGTACCTAATCCTACTTGTACTGTAATATTAACTCTGTCTTTCCATTCGTAAGGTCTCATAGGAATATACTTTCCTCTAATTCTTACGATTTTTTCTTTATTTTGGTATTTGCAAGTAAGCTCAAACATTTTTAAGGCTAGATCTTTTACACCAGTCTCAGCAAAGATTCTGGCGATTAACTCCATTCTCATTTGTGATTGTGTTAGAATTTGGTTTTGGCCAGTTGCTGTATTGTTTAATGTGTTTGCATCTAGCCCTTGTGATTGTCTTGTAACACCTGTTCTAGTTTCTTTAACAGAATCTAGGTAGGCTAACATACCACTTGCTTGTTCAGTAATTGGTTGTGCCTGTATAGGCATCATAACATTTTGAGGAGGTTGTTTTGTTCTTACAATTCCTCC